GCAGTCGGCACGGCTGGAACGAAGGCGGTAGGGCGCTCGCAGACCATCCAGCTGTTCCACGGATCAGAGGTTGCGTTCTGGCCCAACGCATCGACGCACTTTGCCGGTGTGGTGCAGGCGATTCCCGATATGCCCGGCACCGAGGTCATTCTCGAAAGCACGGCCAACGGTGTCGGCGGAGAGTTCCACGAGCGCTGGCAGCAGGCCGAGGCTGGAATCGGCGACTACATCGCAGTGTTTATTCCATGGTTCTGGCAGGAGGAATACCGCAGGCCCGTACCTGCTGGGTTTTTCCTCGACGAAGAGGAGAAGGAATACGCAGACGCGCACGGCATTGGCCTCGAGCAGATGGTGTGGCGCCGTAACAAGATGGCGGAGTTGAAAGACCCGCTTCTCTTCAAGCAGGAATACCCGGCCAGCGCGGCCGAGGCATTCCAGATGACCGGCCACGATAGCTACATCAAACCCGAAGCAATCATGAGGGCGCGAAAGCATCAGGCGGCCGAGTCCGGCCCGCTTGTCATCGGCTACGACCCGGCGTGGACCGGGGAAGACCGTCACTCGATGGCGTTCCGCCGTGGGCGCAAGGTGTTCAAGATCGAAAGCCGAACGAAGCTCGACACCATGGAAGCTGCCGGCTGGGCCAAGCAGGTGATTGACGCGGAGAAGCCTGCCCGGATGTTTGTTGATGTCGGCGGCGTCGGCGCTGGTGTTTATGACAGGCTCAAGGAAATGGGCTACGGGCCAAAGCCTGACGGAAAGGGGATCGTCGTTGCGATCAACTTCGGTTCGTCGCCGTTCGAGCCGCCTCCCAAGGACAAGGACGGCAAGCCCAAGGGCGGCTACGTGAACCGCCGCGCCGAGATGTGGGGCAAGTCGAAGGAATGGCTGGCTGAGCCGGCCGGCGTGCAAATCCCCGACACTGACGCTCTGCAGGCCGATGCCTGTGGCCCACGCTACACCTACGACAGTCTGACGCGCGTTCAGATCGAGAGCAAGCAGGCCATGCGCAAGCGTGGTGTTCGCTCTCCTGACGAGTGGGACGCCGTGGTGCTGACGTTCGCAGAGCCCGTAATTGAGGACACAGTGAGCGACTGGACCATCGGCACGTCATCGCCGGGCGCAACTTCCGAGGGCTGGTTGATCGGATGAGGAATGCTTTCACAACTGCCATCGGGCCAGTAGAAATGATTTTGCGCTGATGGCCGATAGCTACGCGCCTGCCGACGTCAAGCCCGCAAAGAAGATGACGAAGGCCGAACAGGGCACGTTCATCACCGAGTTGCGGGAGAAGCTCGACGCCTCATACAATTTCGAGCGCGAGAACCGTCGTGAAGCCGCGATGGATATGGCGTTCGTGGCCGGCTACCAGTGGCCCGAGTCGATCCGCAAGGAACGGCAAGCCGCGGGCCGTCCGATCCTCACCATCAACCGCCTGCCGCAGTTCATCCGCCAGGTGACGAACGACATCCGGCAGGCCGACCTCGCGATCAAGGTTGCTCCGGTCGATGACGATGGCGACCCCAAGCTTGCCAAGATATACAACGGGCTCATTCGTCAGATTCACTACCAGTCGTCGGGCAAGCACGTGTTCGGCACGGCCTGCGAGCATCAGGTCTCGTGCGGTATCGGCTGGTTCCGCATCTGCACCGAATACACGGACGACCAAGCCTTCGACCAGGAGATCCGTTTCAAGTCGATCCGCAATCCGCTGAGCGTCTACTGTGACCCGGCCGCGATCGAGCCCGACCGTTCAGACGCGAAATGGATGTTTGTCACTGAGCTGATACCTATGGCCGAGTTCAAGGCCAAGTATCCCGACGCATCCACTGACGGCATCGACCCGCCGACCGATGGCACCGGGGACCGCCTGACATGGCTGACCCGTGATGGCGTGCGGGTGGCCGAATACTGGGTGCGCAAGCCCGTGAAGAAAACATTGGGGTTGCTGCGGACCGGCGAGACGATCGAACTCGACAAGATCGGCAAGAACCTATGGCCTATGCTCGGCGTCACGAAGACCCGCATAGCCGACAGCTACGAAGTCGAGCAGTACCTTGTCAGCGGCAACACGGTTCTCGACGGGCCGAACTCGTTCCCGAGCAAGTACATCCCGATTGTTCCGGTCATCGGCGCCGAAACCCCGCTCGAAACCGCAATCGTCCGGCATGGCCTGATCCGCTTCGCGCGCGATCCCCAGCAGCTCTACAACTACAACCGCACCGCCGCGGCCGAGACGCTGGCACTGCAGCCCAAGTCGCCGTACTTGGTCAGCGTCAAGATGATTTCCAAGTTCAAGGCCATTTGGGACAACATCCACAAGACGAACTATCCGTATCTGCCCTATGAGAGCGACCCCGACGCCCCGGGCGGCGCACCCCAGCGCCAGCAACCGCCGCAGATGAGCCAAGCCTTCGTTAAGGAAGCCGAGATGGCTGACCTTGACATGAAGGCTACCACGGGCATCTATGACAGTTCGCTGGGCCAGCGCTCGAACGAAACGAGCGGCGTAGCCATCCGCAACCGCGAGCAGCAGGGCGACACGGCAAACTACCACTACGGCGACAACCTGCAGCGCTCGCTCTGGCACGCCGGCCGAATCCTCATCGACATCATCCCGAAGGTCTACGACAACGAGCGCGTGATTCGCTGCCTAGGTGAAGACGACAGCGAGGAGCATCACCGCATCAATCAGGTGGTGATGGGCGTCGATGGCCTGCCGGTGACGATCAACGACCTGAGCGCGGGCCGGTTCGACGTGCGAGCCACGATCGGGGCCAGCTACTCCACCAAGCGCATGGAAGCCGCCGACACGCTGCTCGAATACCTCAAGACCGATCCGCAAGCCGTGCCGATGGTGCGCGATCTGGTGGCGAAAAACTTCGACTGGCCCGGCGCCGACGAAATGGCCAAGCGGTTCAAGAACTCGATTCCGCCCAACCTGCTCGTCGATCCAGAAGACCCGAACGCACCGCCGCCGCCTCCCCCGCCCAACCCGCTCGGCGACCCGGTGTTGCGCTCCGAAGTCGTGTTGCGCGCGGCACAAGCCGAGAAGAACTACGCCGACGCGGCCAAGATCCGCAGCGAAACCGCCATGGCCGAGGCCGGCATGGTCCCTGGCATGACCGCTCCGCAACCGCTGCCGCCGCCTGAGCAAGTGTTGATGCCGCCGCCGGCCCCGCCGCAAGGCCCGCCGCCCGGTCAAGAAATGATGCCCCAACCCGAGCCCGATATGGGCCAGATGGTTGGGCCGTCTGGTGTAGATGCCGAAGGTCTCGGCATGAGTCCCCCCGTCGCTCAGCCGACGCCCTTCTAGGATACCCACCATGTCTGATACTGCCACGCCGGCATCTGCCGACGCCCTGACGCCTGCCAACATTCTCGAGCCTGTATCTGTTCCAGTTCCGGTTCCGGCCGCCGACAAGGCCGTTCCAGCTCCCCCCGAGGCTGCACCCGCGACAGCGGACAAAGAGGGGCCGGCAGATGATGCCGCCAAGGACGAAGACAGCGAGCCCAAGCGTACCGCCAAGGCGCGGATTTCCGAACTTTACGGACAGAAGAAAGCCGCAGAACGTGCGGCCGACATGGCAGTCCGCGAAGCTCAGGCACTCCGTCGTCAATTGCAGGAAATCCACCAGACGACCGACCCCAACGACTGGCAGCAACAGGCGAAAGCCGACGTGCGAACAGCCGTGAAGGAAGAGCGTCTGACACAGTTGCACCAAGAGGCCGTCAATTCCGCTCAGCAAGCCGTCGAGCTTCGCGAGCGTGGGTTCATGGCGAAAGTCGATGCCGCCCGTGAGCGTATGCCCGACATCGACGACGCCCTGCGCACGTTCTCTCAGCTGCCCATCTCCGAGACCGCCGCCGACATCATCAGTGAGTCCGATAAGGCCGCGGAAATCAGCTATTTCCTCGCAAAAAACGAAGGCGAAGCACGCAGGATCGCGAGCCTCCCACCTCACAAGCAAGCCTATGAGCTGGCTAAGATCGAAGCACGGGTAAGCCCGGCCGTTCCTCGCCGTACATCCAATGCTCCCCCTCCGGTTCCGATGGTCGGCGCGTCTTCGGCTCCCTCAACGCCTTCGTTGAAGGAAATGAGCGTGGCCGATATCGCCAAGGAACTCGGATACGGGCGCTGAAACCCGAACGAGATAGATCATGAGCAACACGACCCTTACCGCAGATGTCGTCGCCAAGGCGGCACTGGCGATCCTCGACAATGAACTCGGCGTGGTGAAGACGTTTCATCGCGCCTACGAAGACGAGTTCTCCAACCAGGTGAACGGCTACAAGATCGGTGACACGATCTCGATCCGCCGCCCGGCCGACTTCACGATCCGCACCGGCGCCACGCTGTCGGCCCAGGACGTGATCGAAGGCAAGACCACGCTCACCATCGACCAGCAGATCGGCGTCGATTTCCAGTTCACGTCTTCGGACCTGACCTTGAAGATCAACGATCTGGCCGAGCGCGTCATGAAGCCGGCGATGAGCACCATCACCAACTACATGGCCTATGACTGCCTCAATACGATGTACAAGCGCATCTACAATTGGGTCGGCACGCCGGGCCAGACGATCAACTCGTTTGCCGACTTCTCTGCCGCACCGCAGCGTCTCGACACCATGGCCGTCCCCATGGACAATCGGCATTCGGTCCTTTCTCCGGCCGACCATTGGGGCATGCTGGGATCGCAGACGGCCTTGTATATCCAGAACGCAGCCAACTCCGCGTATCGTGACGGCTCTCTGGGCAAGATCGGCGGCGTGGAAACCCGTATGAACCAGATGGTTCCGACTCACACTGTCGGCCCGCTCGGTGGTACGCCGCTCGTCAACGGTGCCTCGCAGAACGTGACATACGACACCGCCAAGAACAGCTGGACGCAGAGCCTCATCACGGACGGATGGACCGCCGCCGCTGCTGCTCGCGTCAAGGAAGGCGATGTGTTCACGCTGTACGCGGCCGGCACGTCGGGTGCGAAGATCAAGATGGTCAACCCGCGCACC